CACTTGTTGGATGAGTCTGTTTTTTGTTATCGATGGGAACCAACAGAAAACCCACCGGCTACACGTGCCACCACTACAGAGCGACATCTACTGTGACAATGCTTTCAAATGCTGTGTCCCATAACGCCCGGGGGATTCTCGGGGCGATGATGGGAGACGTTTTACTTCGACCTCGATTGACTCGCTGGAATCCAAGGATTCCATCACACACCGATATGTAGCAATCAACAAGTTCATGTTCCCAGATACCGTAAACGTTCTGAAGAAATGATCCAAGCATATCAGGGTCGATAGTTTTTGCATTAATTGTCATTGCCTTTAGCTCCTCTGCAGTGTATTTATACGCCATAGCCTGATTCCGCATATCCAGGTGTGGCGTATTTGACAACTGTTCCGCTGTTTCCAAAAGGAGGGTTCGCAAAGTGGCTATGTGGCGGTGCTCATACGCGGCTGAGAGAAGTTTTCCAGCCATGTAATCTTCATCTGTTACTGCGCGATTGTAGTTACTACGAATGGGCAGTTTGGCCACCACACGGCCAAAGGACGGTACGGGGTATGTCCTGTTGACAGAGGGGACGAAGCGCTTGCGCAAGAACGTCGCTTGCTCGCGGTGATGGACGAGCTTCCCATCACACTTCATCCCACTCCCTTCCGCCACGCTGTCGAAGGCCTCCTTCAAACCTTTTCGACTTTGCCGCGTGTACGTTAGTTCATCATCCCCGTATACCAAGGTGGTGCTCTCGGTTATCTCCGCAAGCTCAAGAGCGGCGAGTGAAGTGCACGAATTGACATATCCGTTCCCGGTAGTAGTAGTAACCTCACCGGACCAACGTTGTCCCTTCACTCTTCCCTTAACACCGTAGCGCGTGAAGACCCTCACGCTGGTGTTCTGAGCAAACTCCCGCACGAACCACCGTGGCGCGCCAAGTTTGTAATAAAACATGGCTTCCCACTTCCTGACGCCAGCCGGTTGGGTGCCGTCATTGTTCTTGAAATCATTTCAAAGGCGTCTCCCGGGGTATGGTGCACTAAATCGGCGATCTCGTCTGCCGTCAGCCCAACGCAGTATAAGACTTCATTTCCTTTGTTCTTGGGATTACTGCGACTGAGCTCTTCGACAATGCGGCGAGACAGGTAGTACACAACGGAGCCCATTACAAGATTGTACATGTCGCCTCCCTGGTAGACGACTCGTGGCTGGGCGCCATCGGGTTTGAGGAGCGCTTCAGATTTCGCAAACACTACTTTGTCCGTATAACCAGGCAGAGTGAAGTCCATAGAGTCAAGCAACGCCCCCAATCTCTCCCGCTTTTGTCCGCTCATCTCGTCAAGATAAGCGCATATAGCCTCACGGTCAAGACGTATCTCTTCGCGCTCATGGATCTTGTCCATGAGAAGATGATGGCCCCTAACAAACGCATCACCTACGTCTTGCTGCGGCTTATGATCGCAACGCTTCTTTACAGCATGGAGAGTGGCGCCCTCGCTCTGTGCAACAACCTGGACTGGGACACCCTCGACAACTGCTCCCTTAATCGGGTTGGAAGTGCGAGGAGGGTCGGTAGTTCGTGTGATGTTAACCTGAGGGTTCACATGGTTGTACCGTACCTCAGTTGGATAATCAGCGGGGTGATTGTCAGATACCCCACCAACCAATGGTATGGCCTTTGGGAATTCAAATTCGATATCTCCAAATGTTATTGTGGTTGACATGATTGTATGCATATATGAATGAAT